ATGTACGCCGGGTAATGAATGAGGGCGGGAAGTACAACCATTACTGCCCTGATGGCGCTGAAGAAATATGTGGCATCGTTAAAAAAGCAGTAGAAGAGGTTAAAGCTAAACGCAAAAAGCGCTGATGTTCATTAGCCATAAAATAACGCGAGTGCGTGTGATAATGTCGATATACATTAATCAGGTGCGCGAGATGTCGGGTAATACCGATTCGGACGAAGCGTGACGCTGCTATAAGCTGGAAGATGGTGCAGAAGACCTAAATCTTCTGGCTCAATGGTTCGAATCCATTCCTGATTACCATATTCAAGCCACTGGCATCCGCTGGTGGCTTTTTTAACTGTCGCCGCCCTTTAACAGAGAGAGTCCCGTGAGCTCACCACTTCGGCAGGGAACGACGGCAGAACAATTTTGCGGCTCAGCAAAGCAAATGTGGCACCTTTCAGGCGATCCAGTTCGGTAAGGTCAGGCGAATTTTCCTCAGCTAATGTCTCAAAGGCATGAGATATATGCTCCAGAATGGCCTCTTTTGCCTGTGAATCAAGATGAGCGAACAAGGCTGTGACCACAATTTTCAGGGCATCCAGCTGGACAAGAGCTTCCTTTTTGGACGCTTCCTGATCAGCAATTTTTTCAATTAAGTCAGCAATCAAATATTTCATATGATGTTCTCAGCGGTTAATGCATCAGGGTTCATTCTGTATAGCTAATGCCTGCCTGCGTAAGCCCTATACAAAACTGAGCATACTCAGGCTGACAGAATTATTTAAGGGAGCCTTAAAAATAAACCCTCATGAGCAGGAAATCCGATCTGTTCATGAGGGATGCAAATGCATATTCGTTACGTTACTAATGTAAGCATGCTGTGAATATTTGGCATTAGAATTTTCTCATAAGCGAAGCAGCTATCGCTTTGGATAACCTCGCTAATTTTGTGATTATCTGCTGACATCCGCTGGCAGTTTTTATGCGCATCGCACGTGCAAAAAAGAGAGTCTTTCAGCCTTGAGCCACTGGTTATTGCTTGTGGCTTTTTATTGGAGTAATCAATGGCAAAACCGGACTGGGGCGTGCTTCAGCAACGGTTCCTGTCCGACCATGCCGTAACCGGCGTATCACCGAAGGAGTGGTGTGAAGCGCAGGGACTGAATTATGCAACCGCACGCCGACACATCAAAAAGCCTATTGCGCAGACTGCGCAAAAAACTGCGCAGAAGAAAGTGCGCACTGCGCAAAAGGAAGAGTGCGCAGATGAGCTGGTGGATGATGATGGCTTGACGGACCAGCAAAGACTTTTCGTCGCAGAATACCTTAAGGATCGCAATGCCACTCAGGCAGCTATCCGGGCGGGGTACAGCAAAAAGACAGCCAACGAGCAGGGTGCAAGGCTGTTAGCAAAAGTTAGTGTGGCTCAGGCTATTGCGCAGCAGCAGAAAGCGTCCATAGAGCGCACGCTTGGTAGTGCTGATGAAGTTCTCTCCCAGATGTGGCAACTCGCCACCTTCGATGCAAACCAGCTTTCACAGTATCGTCGCGGTGCCTGCCGTTATTGCTGGGGCTTCGGTCATCACTACCAGTGGCGCGATGCAGTCGAGTTCGACGAGGCGCTGGCAAAGGTTGAAGGCAAGGAGGGCGTTAAACCTCCTGAGGACCCAGGCGGTTATGGCTACGACCACAACCGGGAGCCTAACCCTGATTGCCCACGCTGCAATGGCGATGGAATAGGGCAGCCATACTTCGCGGATACCCGGAAACTTCCTCCAGATGCTGCCCTGGCTTATTCCGGCGTGAAGCTGGGTAAGAATGGCGTTGAGATAACAGCCATAAGCCGCGAGCGCATGTATGAAGCCGTGATGAAGCGGCTTGGCCTGGCCGATAGCGAGTTTGCGCAGCGTCTGCAGCAGATTGAAATCGAACGTCGGCAACTGGAAGTGGAAAAACTCCGCAAAGAGCTGGCAGCCGATCCTGATGATGATGTTCCTGCACCAGTTGCAATCAACATAAACGTGGTAGACGCGAGGGTTCGTGATGATAGCGCCGACGCTTAACGTTCCCCAGGCGCGCTTCCTCGCAATGCCGCATAAGTTTAAGGCCTATGTTGCCGGGTTCGGTTCCGGTAAGACGTGGGTTGGCTGCGGCGGCATCTGCAAGGGAATGTGGGAGTTCCCCAAAATCAACCAGGGCTACTTCGCGCCGACCTATCCGCAGATACGTGACATCTTCTACCCGACAGTGGAAGAGGTAGCTTTCGACTGGGGCATGAACGTCAAAATCAACGAGGGGAATAAAGAGGTTCACTTCTACGCAGGGCGTCAGTACCGCGGAACGACTATCTGCCGTTCGATGGAGAAGCCAGGCTCGATTGTCGGCTTTAAAATCGGCAATGCGATGGTTGATGAGCTGGACGTTATGGCTGCAGCAAAAGCGCAGCAGGCATGGCGAAAAATCATCGCTCGTATGCGCTACAAGGTTGACGGCCTGCGTAACGGCATCGATGTGACCACCACGCCAGAGGGCTTTAAGTTCGTCTACCAGCAGTTTGTTAAAGCTGTGCGCGATAAGCCTGAACTGGCGACGCTGTATGGCCTGATACAGGCCTCAACGTTCGATAATGAAGCGAACCTCCCGCACGATTACATCCCTTCGCTGATGGACTCCTATCCGCCAGAGCTGATTAAGGCGTATTTGCGTGGGAAATTCACCAACCTGACTAGTGGCACCATCTATCACCAGTTTGATCGCCGACTGAATAACTGCACCGATGAGGAGCAGGCGGGCGAGCCGCTGTATATCGGCATGGACTTTAACGTCGGCAAGATGGCGGCCATCGTCCATGTGCTGCGCGACGGAGAGCCGAGGGCTGTCAGGGAGCTGGTGAAGGTTTATGACACACCAGCGATGATTAAGCGTATTCAGGAAGAGTTCTGGCGCTATGAGGGCGGACGTTACGTCGCCTCTCGTCAGATTTACATCTATCCCGATGCTTCCGGCGATTCGCGCAAATCGAACAACGCCAGCGCCACGGATATCGCGCAGCTCAAACAGGCCGGATTTAGCGTGGTGGTGAACGCCGCCAACCCGCCGGTAAAAGATCGCATTAACTCCATGAACGCCATGTTCTGCAACGGCAATGGCGATTGCCGCTACAAAGTTAACGTGACCCGTTGCCCGGTATACACCGACAGCCTGGAACAGCAGGTATGGGCGGCGAATGGCGAGCCGGATAAATCCGCTGATAACGATCACCCCAACGATGCTGGTGGTTACTACATCGTGAAACAATTCCCGATTATCAAACCAACTGGCAAAGTCACCAAACTACGGATGTAAGACCATGCCTGATATTTCAACACCCAATCTGGACTATGGGAACATGGTGCAGGCGTGGGACATAAACGACGCTCTGATGGGCGGTACGTTGTACATGCGCCAGCTGGGTGAGGCATATCTGCCGCGCTGGCCTAAGGAAGACAAAGAGGATTACAAAAAGCGCCTGGCGGTGGCCACACTCCTTCCTGCCTACGAAGAGACGATCAACCAGAACGTAGGACGCGTATTCGCTGAGCCAATCCAGTTGGGCGAGAACGTCCCGGACCAGCTCCGCGAGTTCGCAAAAGACGTTGATCTCGAAGGCACTCGCCTGGATGTATGGGCACAGTCGTTCTTCAGCCTGGCGATGCAGTATGGCCTTTCCCATGCGCTGGTGGACTACCCCCGCGTTGACCCCGAACAGGTGAAGACCAAGGCGGATGAGAAGGCGACCGGCGCGCGCCCATACGTCACCATGCTGAATCCCCGCCAGGTTATCGGCTGGAAGTCGAAGATGACCGGGGGTAAGGTTGTGCTCACGTCGCTGCGCATCAAAGAGGTGGTGGTCGAAGACGGTGACGATTTCGGGCAGACGAAAGTCGAACAGATCCGCCTCCTGACGCCGGGCAAGGTGCAGATTTACCGGAAGTCTACCGGTGCAGAGGGGCAGGCCACCTGGGCGTTACACGACGAATGGCTAACCTCCCGTCGAGATATCACCCTGGTCACGCTCTACACCAAGCGCACCGGCTTTATGTGCGGTTCACCACCGCTGCTCAACATGGCGCTGCTGAACGTCAAGCACTGGCAGAGCCAGAGCGAGCAGGACAACATCCTGCACGTTGCCCGGGTGCCGATCCTCACTGTGTTCGGGCTGGAGGAGGGGCAGGAACTGGTAATTGGTTCTTCCTCTGCGGCAAGTTTCAACGACCGGCAGAAACAGGGCCTCGAGTACGTTGAGCATACTGGCTCATCCATTGGCGCTGGCAAGGAGTCGCTGGCTGACCTGGTGGAGCAGATGCGCCAGGCTGGCGCGAAGCTGCTGCGCACCGACAATACATCGACGAAGTCAGTAGACCAGACCTCTGAAGAGAAAATGCAGGAACAGTCACCGCTCTACACCATGGCGACCAGCCTGGAGGATGCGGTCGATAACATCCTGCAAATCATGGCCGAGTACATCGGTGAGAAAGAGGGCGGCAACGTTGATGTCCGTACTGAGCTGGATGTTGAGTCGAATGAGTTCAACCCTCCGGCAGCGCTGGCTATTCAGTCCCTGCGTCAGGGTGGTGACCTCCGTCGTATTGATGCCATTAAAGCTCTGCAAAAGCTCAACCTGATTGATGCTGATGCCGATCCTGAGAAGGTCCTGGATGAACTACTGGCTGAATCGGCCTCGCTGACTGAGCCACCAGTGGAAGAGGTGTGACATGGCCCGTTCCGTCAACGACCGTCTGCAGGATGAGACTATAGCGCATGGCCTGTATGTGACGCGCTACGGTACCGGCGTCGCCCGGCGCATGGTGACGCTGCTGAATAAACTCGATGCAGACCTGGCCGCGAAACTACTGGTGCTTCTGGACGGCAAACGGGCGGATACCTACAGCGCCCGTCGCCTGGCATCGCTGCTGGCTGGTGTGCGTGAGCTGAATCAGCAGGCCTACGAACCGGTTAACGCGGCGCTGGCACGCGAACTGACGCGCTACGTTGAATATGAGGCCGGGTATCAACTGGACCTGTTCAGCAGCATCATCCCGCAGCAGATCCTGAAACACGTTCCGCTGCAGAGCATTGCACCCGAGCAGGTCTACGCCGCAGCAGCAGCGCAGCCATTCCAAGGGAGGTTGCTGAAGGAGTGGGGCCAGAAGCTTGAAGCCGACCGGCTGGACAAAATCACCAATGCTGTGCGATCCGGCTTCCTCCAGGGTGAAACGGTAGAGCAGATTGTCCGGCGCGTTGCCGGCACGCCAAAACTAAACCGTGAAGATGGGGTGATCAATGCATCCCGGCGTGACCTGGCTGTGGTGGCCCGCACCGCGGTGAACCATATGGCCGCCACGGCGCGTCAGGAGTTCGCCCAGGCCAACAGCGATATCGTCAAGGCCAAGCAGTGGTCATCCACGCTGGATACGCATACCAGTCAGTGGTGCATCATCCGCGACCGCAAGCTCTACACCCTCGACGGCAAGCCGCTGGGGCATGTGGTGCCGTATCTGCGCGGCCCCGGCAAAATTCACTTCTGCTGCCGCTCCGGCGAAATCTTGATCACGAAGTCGTGGGAAGAACTGAAGATACCCTCTGGCGAGCTGAGCAGCGCCACACGCGCGTCGATGTCGGGTCAAGTACCAGCCGGGCTAAGCTTTGGTGAGTGGTTGGTAAGGCAACCCTATGCACGAATGGAGCAAGTCCTTGGGGTGACCAGGGCTCAAATGCTTCGTGATGGAAAGATGCAGGTCCCGGACTTTTTTAATGATAGAGGCGAGTTTTTAACCCTCGAGCAACTTAGAGAAATTGATAGGGAAGCATTTAATTAAAGGGTAAAATAAGCCAGCGCGGCTAGACCGGCCAGTCGAAGAGAGTGAACGTAGACACTCCTGCCGCGCCCCATCATCTACACAACCTACTACGAGGTTTGATATGAAAACTTGCACCAAATGCGGCGAGTGTAAGCCGCTATCTGAATTTCACAGAGATAGTCGGAAATCATCTGGTTATCGGGCCTCTTGCGCTGTTTGCTGTAGAGCCGCACATGCAGCATGGTACCGCACCCCCCATGGGCAGGAAGTAACCAAAGATTATAACGCCTCAGACAGGGGTAAAACCTTACGGAATCAGGCCACTGACAGATATCGTGAGACTGAAAGCGGGAAGGAAGTCAGGAGAGTTATTAAGGCCAGATATGACGCTTCTGAAAAAGGAAAGATCGTCAAAAGCAAAACTCTTTCAGCCTACAAAGAGCGTAACCCAATAAAGAATGCTGCAAGATATAAGGCCAACAAGGCGGTAGAGAGAGGAGTAATTTCAAGGCCTGATTGCTGCGAATCCTGCGGCAAACGCGTAAGGCTTGAAGGGCATCATTACGATTACAGCCTCCCGCTTTCGGTAAAATGGCTTTGTCGTAAATGCCATAATGAATGGCACAAAGAGCATGGCCCCGGATTAAATGGGGGTTAGCTAGATAGGTCGCTTAGGCGACCTTTTTTATTTCCACCTCATCAACATCAGGCTGCCTCCGGGCAGCTTTTTTTATGCCTGCCGCTGAGCGGATGCGACGCGGTGACCGGGTCGGATGACCCACAACCAATGGCCGGAAGGCTGGAGCAAAACAATGAAACTCAAACTCGATGCTAACGGAAATGTGGTTGTTGAAAACGGTATGCCTGTGTACGTCCATGATGACGGCAAAGAGTTCCCGTTCGATGCAGCCGCAGCGATGACCAAAATCACTTCCCTGAACGGAGAGGCTAAAACCCACCGTGAGGGGAAGGAGGCGGCGGAAGCCAGTCTCGCGAAATTCGCTGGCATCTCCGACCCGACCAAGGCGCTCGAGGCCCTGGAGATGATGACCAAAATCGACCAGAAGAAGCTGATCGACGCTGGCGCTGTTGACCAGGTGAAGGCCGAGATCACCAAGGTATTCCAGCAGCAGCTGGACGAAGCGAACGGCAAGACCAAACAGCTCGAAACCCAGCTCTACGACGAGATGATCGGCGGCCGCTTCGGTGGTTCGAAATTTATCTCCGAGAAGATGGCGATCCCGGCTGAGTTCGTGCGTTCCCACTTCGGCCAGAACTTCAAAATCGAAGATGGCAAGGTCGTGGCCTACGACGGGCAGGGCAACAAGGTGTTCTCCCGCACCAAGCCCGGCGAACTGGCTGGCTTCGATGAAGCGCTGGAATCCCTGGTCGAGTTGCATCCGCAGAAAGACTACATCCTCAAAGCGTCCGGCAACATCGGCGGTGGCTCTCACCAGTCGCAGCATCAGGCCGGGCAGAAAACCATGAAACGTGATGCGTTTGATTCCCTGGATATCGCTGGCAAACAGTCAGCGCTGAAAGATGGCGTCAGCATCGTCGATTAAATCGAAAGGAGCCATAAATGGCAGGTAATACCCTTACTGGTCTGATCCCGACCATCTATACCGCGCTGGATGTAGTATCCCGCGAGCAAACCGGTTTTATCCCTGCAGTTTCGCGTGACGCCAAGGCAGATGCAGCTGCTAAAGACCAGATTGTGCGCGCACCAGTTGCGCCGCCAACCAAGACCGAAGACATCATTCCAGGACCTTCAGCACCAAATACCGGTGATCAGAATATTACTGGCGTAGATGTCACCATCACCAAAGCCAAAATGGCCCCGGTCAAATGGAACGGTGAAGAGCAACTGGCTCTTGGCCCGGCAGGTACCTACAACACCATTCTGGCTGCACAGTTCCAGCAGGCATTCCGCGCACTGGCGAACGAAGTGGATGCTGATCTGGCTGCATTGTATCTGAACTCCTCCCGCGCAGTTGGTGCACCGAAAGATACTCCTTTCAGCATCAAAGACGATCTGTCCGATGCAGCGCTGGCTCGTCAGATCCTGACCGACAATGGTGCGCCAACTACTGATCTGCGTATGGTGCTCGGCGGCGAAGCCATGGCGTCCATCCGCGGTAAGCAGTCCGTATTGTTCAAGACGAACGAGGCTGGCACAGACCAACTGCTCCGTGAAGGTGTCATTGGCAAAATCATGGGCTTCAATCTGCATGAGTCCTTCAGCATTAAGCGCACAGCGAAGAGTAATGCTGCGGGCTATAAGGTAAATGGCGCCAAGAAAGAGGGTGACATTATTGTTGCTATTTCTGCGGGAACTGGAGGTATTGCTGCCGGTACCGCGGTGAAGTTTGATGGTGATGACAACCAGTATCTGGTTGTGGCTGCTACCTCTTCCAGCATCACCATCAGCTCTCCGGGCTTGCGTCAGGATCTTGCAGATCAGGCTGCGGTCACTGTGCTGAGTGAATTCGCGCCAAACATGGCGTTTGACCGCGGCTCATTCCTGCTGGCCAGCCGTACTCCGGCGATGCCGGAAGGTGGCGATACTGCCGACGACGTGATGAACGTGACCGACCCGAAATCCGGCATCACCTTCCAGGTAGCTTTGTACCGCCAGTACCGCCAGGTGCGTTACGAGGTCGGTCTGGCTTGGGGTGTTGCTGCTGTGGCACCACGTCACTCCGCCATCATCATGGGCTAACCGCTGGGGCTTCGGCCCCTTTGTTATTCAGGAGGCCCAATGGCCGGATTGACCAAAGAGCAGCGCGCACAGCGTGAGGCTGAAAAGCTTGCCGCGCAGAATGGCGCTGAACAAACTCCTGCCCAGCAGGACCAGCAGGACCAGCAGGACCAGCAGGACCAGCAGGACCAGCAGGACCAGCAGGACCAGCAGGACCAGCAGGACCAGCAGGACCAGCAGGACCAG